ACAGATCGGGCAATCGGCTAAGAACCCTTTCTGTGGACGAATAATGTCCAGGTACTAATGTTGTTGTCATGTTTATATTCTCCTTTTTTAAGCGAGTTATGTTTAATTTTCTAATCCCTTTTGGGCACTAGAAGTCAAATTATTATACACTTTTTTAAGAAAAATTAAAGAAAGAAATATCCAATAATTAAGTAAATAGCGATTATCAGTAAAGATATAGATACTGTCTTAATTTTTTGTTCTATTTCCATTTTGCTTATTATTGTTTTGTTTTTTAGACCAATCTATTTGGTCATAATTATCCCAATATTGTCTGCTGATATTTCTAGGCTTATCGCCTTTACCGGCTTCGCTTTTGGAAGTAAAGATTGATTCTTTTTTATCGGACATTTTTTATATCTTTTAATAATCTCTCAAAGCCTTTGCGACAAGCTATTTCTCCGATAGCCCAATCGTCTCTATCGGTTTGCTTTTTAACCCAATTTTCAATGAGTTTTACAGCATCTATAATTTCTTCCGGTGGCTTAAAGCCCTTTGAGGGATTTTTTGTTTTTTTACTCAAGGCTTTGTCCAAATAATTTTACTGCCCTCGACTTTTTGAACTAAGCCGTTCTTGACGCATTTTAGCGTTTCATTTTTTTCTAAAAGAAAAATTGTTAGAAGCGCAAAGATAGCCGTAATTGAAACAATCGTAATATAGAACGGAATAGCTGATTGCTTACAGCAAGACGAGCGAGAATTCTTATTGTTTTCAGTACCTGCTGGGTTTTTAATTTTCATCTGTTGGTTTGTGTTTTTAGTTTTCATCTGATGAAGATTCGTCTTTTTTTTGCATTTCGTCAAGAACTTTTTTATTAAAACCAAAAACCGCTTTGAGCTTATCATTGGTTGATAAAATATTTTCTATGTGTTTCTTTTCTTTTAGAGGTAAAACTTGATTTTGTTTATTTACTTTTTTTTTTATATTATCGTTCATTACCTCTTTTAATGAAGTTATTTCCAATTTTAAATCCTCAAATTCTTTGTTGGCTATTTCTAGTACTTTTAATATATCGGAAATACTTGCAGATATTTCTTTATCTTTTTTTTGTTCTTGCGCTTTTCTTTCATTTTCGATATTTAACAGATAAGAAAATATCTCTTGCCTGATTTCTGATGGTGTTTGCATATTTTGTCCCTTTTCTTTTTTTTCTTTTTTTATTTTCAAAAAATTGTCAACAAATCCTAAGTTTTTTAAAACTACTTCATTCAATTGAAATTCTTCATACTTGTCCTGCCAATAATTGTGAGCTATTGAATAAATCTCTAGAGCTGCCTCAAATTTATTTCTATCTGACAATCCCCCAGGTTTATTACTCCCTATTAAATTGCTAAATGTAAGAATATTACGATGTTTCAGATAGTATCTGCATATCAAGTCGTAATCTGCTACATACTTATATTTATAATTAAAACCGCCTAAAGAGAGTACGTTTTTGGTTTTAAGTATCATTCCCTGATGACTACAGGGCATTCTGTAATGAATGCCGTCGAGCATTACTGGAAAAATATAATCCTCATAATCTACTGGAAACATGAGTCCATCTGTATTTGGATTATTTAATAATTTATCATTTATAAAATTAACAGCGCCAGTAAGAAGGATATCGCCAGCTCCTAAAACTAGAAAAAAGTCGGTTTCTACAAATTCTAAACCTCTATTTAAGCCTTCATAAAGCGAGTTATCTTTTTCAGCAAAAAAAAGGATACTATTTTCAAATCCTTTAAAATTCGCTAATTGTTCATCACTAGCGGGCTTTGAAGATTTTATAATCCATTTTAATTTATTAGAAGATAGAGAACCTTTTAGACAATTAAGGGTTTTTACTATGTCTTCATTAAATTCTAATAGAGCTGTTAAAATTGTTAATTTTGGCATCTTATCCATTAAATTTTTAATTTATATAATATAAGAAAAAATATAGTAAAGTATAAAAAATGATAAAGTAATGCTTTTAATTAATTAAAATTAAGGCGCTTTAGATGAAAATTGCAAATTGTCAAATTTTGATTCTTGAATTCCTAGAGAAATAGGCTCTTTTTCATTAAAGGCTGTTGAGAGGGGTATTCCTAGATCGGACTCATAGGAACTCATGTGAAGCATTGGACTAAATTCTCCGAAATCAGTTGACAAAAAAGTTTCAGCTGAGTCTACGTGCATTTCGTCTTTTTTTGTCATGTCTTCATATTTTTTATTGAAACCGTTTAAATAATGCTGAAAATCATCAAATTCGTTCTCGCTAGAGTTATGAATATAGTCAAATAACCAGTCTTCCCCTTCTTTTGACAGATTTAGACTTTCAACAAGTCTAACAAAATACTCTTCTTGAACCTTTTCAAGTCCGTTTATAAATGTTTTTACTTTGTAGATTTCGTCTTCTGGATGAGGTTTGTTTGACATATAGTGTATTTTATTTTTTTGAATTTAAAAGTCCTTGCACGTGTTCAGCAGACAAATCTTTCTCGATAGAGAGTTGAATTAAATCAAATTTACGCTTCGTGGATAAATAAGATAGATATTCCGCAATAGTCATTGAGGTAAAAAGAACAATAAGAGCCGCAATAAATCCAATAATAATTATTTTGTCTGTATTTCCTGAATTAGTCATTTTTTGTTTTCTATATAATTTTTAAATTCTTCACCGACTAAAGAAGCTTTTTTATATGCTCCATAAATAGCAGTGAAAATAGCAAATAAAATTAAAAGTAATATAGCTTTATTATCAAAGTTTATAATAAAATTATAAAATTTATTTATTTTTGTTTTCCAGAAGGATTCTTCCATACTTAACTATGGCTTTTAAGGCGTAATCATCTAGTTTATTAAGGCATCCGTCCGCTGATAAACCGCTTTCATAAAAAGCATAGTCTTCTAACTCCTCAAGCGACAGTCTCAGTTGCCTTTTTCTCGTCTTTTTCTTTCCAGTATTTCTCAGTTGATTCATTACAGGCAATATAGCCATCTTTTCTAGCTTGTTCATGACAAAGTGTTCTATACCAACCTCCTCTTTTACAGGGCTCTCCGTGTTCTCCGGTGACTTCGCAAGTATGTTCTGATTTTCTTTCTGCCTCTGAGATAATGTCGTCTATGATACTGCTTTCGATCTCATTTGCCCCATATGCACTTATATAAAAGCGAAGCGTGCCGAACTTTTCTTTGACTTGATCAGCAATTACTTGAACCTCTCTGCCATCAGAAGAGCACAAATCACAAAAATATTGCATTTTATTCATGCAGTCGTCCAATAAATCATGCCATCCGTCTCCGCATTCGAGACCGAATGCCATGCACGTCTGTCTTGGGTCACCGTGAATATTTACTAGTATTTTAGGATACTTTTTTATAAGTTTGGCTTCAAGTTCTCTTGTCATATTTTTATATATGTATTTTTTTTATTAAAAAGTCAATGGTTTTCTTGCCACTTATTTTTTTTATAATCCCAATGTCTGCAATCATAAAAGTTTATTTCGGCTTCTAATCCAAAAATGCTTATTTTGAATCTAATTCCCGCATGATCTCTTCCGGTAGGCTTACAATCAAATTCAATAGAAAACAAGCTATTACTTGAAAAAAAAGTTTCTATTTCCAGATTTTTATTTTCTGAAAGCCGTTTATGAAAGTGACTCAGTTTATACCAAAAGTTTGATTTTATAAAAAAATTATAAATTGTAAAATTAAAATACATTTTAGATTTTATTCATTTTATTCATGGCATGTCTAATAGCCATCCACATATCTAGGTATTTATATGTAGCTAGTCTACCAGTAAATATTACATTTTTTTCGTTATCTGCCATAGCTTTATATTTATTGTATATATCGACACCTTCGCCAAATGGTATAGGATAAAATGGAACATCTCCATCTTCTGCTAGCTTAGAATACTCTTTTGTAATTATAGTTGGCCCTTTGTGATTCTTAGTAAAGAAACTGTGGTCGTATTTCCTTGTGTATTTATTTAAATTCGTATTGTCGTTGATACAGAACGTGTTCTGCTTTTTAGAAGTAAATTTATGTTTAAATACTAAAGATCTATACGGCAAATCTCCATGTGCTTTTTCAAAAAAATCATCTATTTTGCCAGTAAATATTGTTAAATCCGCATTGTATTTTCTCCATTCGTTATTTTCTACTCCAATGTGGACTTTTATTCCGTCAAGCATATTCTCCATCATTTTTGTATATCCAAATTTTGGAATACATTGATATTTTTGCCCCTCAAACCAAGTAGGATTTTCACAATCTTTTGTTTTTGGTATTCTATTAGTAATTGAAGAAGGAATTTCGGAAAATGGAACTCCCCATTGCTTTTCTGAATAATCTTTAAATAAATATTTTATAATCTCTTCCTGACTTAGTTCTTTTCCTATTTTTTCTATTGTCTTTTTGCTATATGGAATAGGGATTTTACCTAAATACGTATTGGCGACAGGTCTTAAAAAAAACTCTTCCCATTCTGTATATCTACTTAAAAAAGAAAAAACCTCTTCGTCGTCTGTATGAAAAATATGAGGTCCGTAATTATGAAGCAATACTCCATTAGTATTGCTATCGTAACAATTTCCGCCTATGTGATAACGACTTTCGAATATTTCGACATGGTGACCTTTTTCCTTTAAAATAATTGCAGAAGTAATTCCGCTTAGACCGCATCCTACGATTTTAACTTTCATTGGTTATTTATAGTTTCTAGGGAAATATATGGCATAATCTTCTGGAAAATTTGGGTCAGGAATGCACTCTTCATAATCACCATAATACCATAACTTTTCTGGATCTTTCTCCTTGTCTGGATTAATATTTATACAAATATGCTGTATAGATTTAAGCTCATTAAATCCTCCCTCATATCCGTCTACTACAATCATTTTTTCCTGATCTTCCAATTCTAAAAGCTTAATTAATTCTTTTACTTTCATTTTTTATTTAGTTTTTTTGTTTATATTAACTAATTTTCTAAGAAAACATAAATTATTTAAAACATTATCGCATGCATCCCAGTCTCTCATTTGCATGCTGGCTTCGTAATCATTGTCATATTTGTCAATTTTTTTCGTTATTGACTCTTTAAAGTCATTAGAAATATTACTTTTAAGGTAAGTAATTATTTTTTCTAAATCGTCGTCATCTAAATGAAAAGATATATCCATTCCGTCATATTTAGATTCATACCCGCAAGAAATTTTTAATTCTACAGGAACCGCAAACTTTCCTAAGTTCTTTCCAGAAAAGTCAGAGTAATAAACGGCTTCTTCTCTTTCGGCTGGCTTTATGATTTTCTTCATAAGAAATTATTTATTAATTTTATCCATTGGATTTTAGATAAAGGTTTATTATCAAGTATTGAAAAAGCATACGCAGAATTTTCTTTATAGTTTCTTTTTATCATTTCGGCTTGTTCTTTTCTAGATTCCACTTTTCTAATATCGTGAATCATTTCAAGAATGCTATCTATATATAGTCTTGCTTTTTTGCCGGAATTACAAATTTTTTCTATTTCGTCTTTTAATTGTAAAGCTATTTCAAAATCAAATTCTGTTTCGATTTTTTTATAGAAATCTTTGCATTCGGGCATTTCAGAATCGACATAATATTCAATTAAATTATTTTGCGAGTTTAATTGCGACTTAACTCTATGACAAAACAAATACCAGTCTGACTTTAATTTGATCCTATTTTGTCCATTATTATATGATATAACAATTCCTTCTTTACCCTTCCAGTGTTTAATAGTTTCCGCTATTGTGGAAAGATTATTGGTATTTAGAAAGTTATATGATTGCGGACTTGGCATCTGACCAATCTTTCTCCATATATCGACCAAGTCAGATGATGATATTACGCACATTCCATTTTTATTTATAGCACCGATAAAATAAAATTCTATTTGTTGAGGCCTAACAACTATAACATTATTTGGAGTTACAATTTCAAATAGAAGGCTAAGGTGCGAGTTTTCTTTTAAGAACTCGATTATCTTTGGGTATTTTTCTGGCAACAATTCGAAATCTTTAGAATTCTCTTGAAGAGAATAAGAAACCGTGCCTCTTGTTCTCATAGAGAACTGATTATTAACATAGTCTGCTATAAGAAGAGAACCATCTATCTTATCTTCCAGTTTCCAATCGTTAAAATCCTCTGGATTCGGATAGCATTCTAGTTTTTCTCCATAGTTGAAAAACTTTGGGAATCCAGAAGATAAAACGTTGCCTTCTTTATCTGTAACTAAAGAACGATAAAATAAATTGTTTTTATTCCATTTTGCATCGATTTGCGGAGTTATCAAATAACAATCTAATCCGCAAAACTTATTCCGAATAATATTAAAACATCCTTCCTCTGAAGGAAATGCAACCTTCATCATATGATTAGGTAATTAAAAATTATAACGCGCATCTTTTCAATAAGAGACGACATCTTATGTAATGATTTTGCCACCGATACCCAAAGCCAATTCCATCCTGAGTATTTAGCAATTAATCTTTTAAGTTTGTTTTTAAACTTATTATGCTCTAAAAGCATATCCTGTAAGTTATTTCTATTGACTTTGTATTTTTTAAATTCTGCTATTTCTATTTTGTCTAGCTTTCCATAAATAAAAAACGCATCGTAGTCTATAAAAAAATCATTTTCCTCGTCAAAGCGTTCATAACAATAAAATCTTACAACGCCATGGTAGTTCAGTTTTTTTTCTTCCCTTTTCTTTTCTATGACATCTTTAAAAAAGGAATATTTTGGCGCGGATTTTTTTTCTTCTTCACTCCATTGTATATATTCTCTTTCAATTAGTATTTCAAATAATTCACCATTTTCGGTTAAAATGAATTCGGACAAACAGTTATCAAAACTTTTTGTTTGATATTCAATATCAAGCCAGTTTATATTTAAATTTTTAACTTCTTCAGGTAAGGAAAGTTGTTTTTTTATTTTTATAGTATCGTACATTCCCATAATTGTTTTAATTTACAAGAGTTGATGTATATTTATTATATATCTTATAATCAAATATTGTTCGGTTTAAAAATACATTTCTCGCTTCGTCTTCTAGAGAAGACAGCTGAATATTTACTTTGCTAGATGCGGATTCATTTTTGATTTGCAAATTCTTTTTTAATTTACGTATTTCATCTAAATCTATCGAATAGCATTCAATAAAGATTTCATTTAATAATTCATCTACATTTTTAATGTCTTTTATTCTGACTTTATCTAAAAATTCACAAGTCATTATAAAATCGTTATCATCTATAATTTTATTATCGCTAATCCCTGTAATGCATCTAATTATCCAGCTGTCTTCTAATTCGTACGACTTTACGTAGTCAATAAAAGATTTAGAAGCTATTTTCCCATGAGTAGTCTCGTGACTAGATGTATCTCCTTTCAAATAATGAAACATTGAGAGGGCTCTAGAAAAGGGATCCCTCAAAATACAAAAATAAACAGGCGACCTATTTATTATCTTGCATAAATTTTCATATAGTTCTGTTTTTATAAATTTAAACCCATTAGATTCAATATGAATAGAAGAAACGTCTAATCCATTATTTTCTAATTCGAAAATAAGATCTTCCAATTCGACAGAGCTAAGATAAGGATTATCTGGGTTTTGTTTAAATTTTTCTTTTTTTGCAAAAAGAGGATCGTATGCAATTAGCGCTAGAATAGTTTCGTTATTGAATTTAACAGCAATATGTCTTAGCGCGGTATTCCAGCCGAGTGCGGGATTTTTATATTTTAAAAGCCATCTTTTTCTAATTAAATTAAAACACCAGCTTGAAACATAGTTTCCCGCGTTTTTTGGGATATGTAAAAAAATAGGAAGTTTTTCCATAAAATTATATTAGTTCATAAATTTCGTTTATATCAAGAAGTCTAGATTCACATCCGTTTATTTTTTCTGCCCAACTTGAATGAAAATGCCCATAAAAATGTAGACTTGGTGAACATAGTTTGAAAATCTCATCCATCACGGCTCGTTCTTCTGTTAGGTCTTCAATCAAATAAGCATCTTCTCTAGCCCATCCGTACACTATCTCGTTAAACTGTTGAGGAAAACAATAAGATGGCGCTGTATGAGTTACAAGAATATCAACTTTTTGACAGGCATCTCTATTAAAAACAACGCCTTCATCTTCCCAATGGGAAACACCAACTCTTCTTCCCGTTCTGTCAACAGATACTGCGCCGCCTATCAATTGAATAGCTTTAGAATTATATTTTAAAATCGAATAATCTTCGACCAACTCGAAATTATCTAAACATACTCTGTCGTTTCCTTTAAAAAAGGAAGGATCGTCGTGATTTCCTCTAATACCATAAAATTTAATATTATTTTGCTTAAACTCCTTATCAAGCAAACCAGAAGTTATTCTATCTTGATTTGAATTAAATCCCATTCCCAAATCACCAACGGAAATAATGTTGGCATTTGAAATTTTCTTTAGTTGTATTTTAAAAAGCAATTCATTCCAATTTCCGTGGATATCGCCTAAAAATAATATTTGTTTATCACCATCCAGCTTCTTCGTCATCATTAGTTTGATATACTCTATACTGTTTTATCTCTTCTGTCAATATGTCTTTTAAACGAGCCAATGCAAGTTCATACGAATCACATTCTTCTTCGATTTTATCTACAAGGTATCCATGATGGTAAACTAAATATTTTGGTGGAAAACCATAGCTCCATTTGGTTTCGATATACCAATGACAGTCACGATCCTTGTGGTGATCTTTCCCGATTAAATGGTACCATTCATCTGTTAGATTTGTGATTTCTTCTATAATATCACTCATTGTTGTCTATCTGGTGGAATGAAGATTTCTTCTGAATAAAAAAACTGATCTTTCCATTTTTTAACATGTGTATGAACGTCTATATTTAGGATTTCGGACGCAAATTTTAATATTCTAAGATTAGGCCAGGCTTCCACTCTTGCTTTTAAGATTTCTGTAAGAGCCTGTTCTATTGTTCTATTAGCCATGACTAGAGCAGTAATTCCGATGGCGGTAGATC